TCTAATTCATCTAAAATTGAATTGGTTATCCTTTGTGGTTTGGTATTTGTATCAATATATCTGTTCTCTAAAATTTGAACAGCTCTCATGCGAGATTGATATTTCCATTCTTCTTGTTGTGACCATTGTTCTGAATACCATTGAACACGACATTGTTTTGAACATAATAGATGTTGTCCGTTTTCTGTTTTATATTTTTTAACATAATATTCCTTACCACAATTTTCACACCTTACAGGGAGTCGTGTATATCTTGGATTTAATAAGCCAATTTGTAGCTTTTGCCATTCTTTCTGACATTCGCTTGAACATAATAATTGTTTAGAAGTTTTACTTACTTCAAATTCTTTATTGCATATTATACATTCGCGCTTTTCAAATCGTTCTTTATATTGATATTCTTTTTGACATTGGTTATTACAATAATGATGTTTTGCTCTATTATATTGGCTTCGCTTTTGAATTATTTCTTTCCCACAATTATCACAATTAGTGATAATCTTTTGATTTTGAGCTAAACTTTTACATTCAATACTACAATAATGTGATTTAGATTTTTTATATTGAGATTCTTTTATTGAATATTCTTTTCCGCAATAATTACAATTTATAGTTACCTGATTTGGTTTTGACATTAAAAAACACCTTTCCGTAGAAAGATGAAAATAAATCTATAAAATCTTTCCTCGGTCTGAGATACCTCTATCCTTTAACCGATATAGCCATTTTTATTGTCGGCAAACTGTTTACCGACACTTGCTGCATCTCTAGTTATTTCTGTTGCAGCCGTTCCGATTGCGATTGTTTCTTCAAGAGTATTGTTTGCTTCTGCCATAGCAGAGGACGAGCGTGTAAGAAACTCAACTATGTCTTCGTTCGAGACTGCTTGTGTATTACCGATTTTGTTAATCTTACTTGCAACTCCATCAAGTGCATCTTCGGCTTCGATTTTATAGGCTTTCATTCAATTCTGTTACTTGCTGACCTAAAAGGCGGTAAGGACGTTAATCCTTACTCTCACGTTTCATGTTTCGAGTTATTGCGTGAGTTCGGACTATATATTCATCCCTAAAATTAGGGAGGACAACTTCACAGTATTTGTTACCAAATACTACCTGTAGTCTCTACGGATTCTAACTAAGTTAGTCTTTCCTCGGTCTTAACTTCTCCAAGCCTTTAACCGATATAGTTGTCTGTTAAAAACCACTTTGGTTTTCCATACGTTACCGTATGTTTCGGCAATTAATTTACCGAAATAAGCCCATCATTCGCCTTTTCTATCGTCATTCCAGGCGAAATCGATTTGAAGATACTTGATACTTCTGACATAGTTTGTGAATCTTTCAAGTTATATCCAAGACGCGACCACATTTTGTTACTCTACCTAAACAGGGTAGGGGTAGGTCATTTCTGCCTACCTCTGCAATTTCATTGTTAGATTATATTTGCAGATCAGAGTACATCTTCACCATGCACATAAATGTGTTTAGGTGTTCAGCGTGGAATCATACATTACTGTATGAAACACTTACTCGTTACGGGTTCAAAACATCTAATATCATTTTTTCAACTTTATTTGAACTTGCCCCATAGGGAATTTCCATTAACCTTATTTCTTTTGCTATACAATATTGTTTCTTTATAGCATCATTATGTTGTCGTTGTTGCAATCCTTCTTCGCCACCCCAAAATTCGACAACTTCATAATGTTGTTTCCCTTGATATTCAATACATATATTATTTTTAGGCAAATAAAAATCGAACGGTAATCTCCGTTCGTTTATACAATCCTCAAATTTATGCTCATGTATATGTTTTATATTGTGTTTATGTAAAATATCGTCTATAAGTAATTCTCCGTTACTCCTTCGAGAACAGCCACATGAAAGGGTGTGTCCTGTAGTCAAAGATGCTCCATCTATAATTATTTCCTCACCACAATCACATTTACATAAATATGTTCTCCGATTATATTGACTTCTATTTAATTCATTAACCACTGTTAATAAACCAAACTTTTTACCAACAATATCAATTTTTAATGAATCTACATAGTCTTGCTTTGCACAGCCACACGATGTAGTATGTCCTCTTTTAAGATTGCTTGAATCACTATATGTAATATTCCCACAATCACATTGACATTTCCAAATAACAGCACCGTTAGACTTTCGTTCATTTGAATCTTCTAATACAATTAATTTGCCAAATCTTTTACCAATAACATCTTTTGACGAATGTTCTCTATTATATCGAGATTCTTTCTCTAAACATCCGCATGACTTTGTAGAACCTTTTTTAATATTGGATAGTAAAATATCTTTTACATTTCCGCAATCACATAAGCATGTTGCATAAGTATTTTTATTCCGTCTAAATACATTCTGTATTGTTAATCTTGAATATCTTTTTCCTATATATTCATCATAATTTAATCTTATTCCCAAAATATCACATCCTTTCGCATGTGATATTAGATGTTTTGTCTTGCCCTCGGAATTGTCCTTCTCAGGAGTTTTCCCGATAAAAGCTGAATTTGCTATATATATTTCTATATATACGGACTGATATGTTAATCCGCTGCACCTTGAATAATATCCTTTGTTGATGTGCCGTACTTCTTAGCACTATCATTAGCCGAATAATAAAAATCGTTCAGCTCCTTTGTTGTTGCTGAACTTGTCTTTTTCAAATCTACGAGCGCATTGTCTAATTCCACAACTTCGTTAATGCCTGATTTTATCGCTCTTATCGAACCATAAATAACAGTTGAAGCACCGACATATTGTGTTAATTTACTAAATGCACCTTTCAGTTTTGCTCCGAATGTTGTTACATTTTTACCAGCAGCTTTTGCGCCTTGGTTTATTGCATTAAACGACTCATTGATTCTTTGCAAATCGGACGCTTTTACGCTACCTTTGCTACTCAATTCGTTTAACTCATTAACCAATCTCCTAACTTCTGATCCGTATTCCTTTGCAGCTTTCGTTCCGGAATTTAAGAATTGATTCATTTTGTTCTGAGTTGTAGCGACTTGTGATGCACTTGCAAATTGTTTTAGTTGTGCGTTTAATGCTTGCTGCTCTGATCTCGCTGTCTTTAGTTGGTTTTGCGTAGTGGCTAAAAGGGTATTGTATTCATTATATTTAGCCACCATCTGCTCTGTGCTTGCTGTGCCGGAACTTGCCATAGAAGTTATTTCATTCTTTAGCTTCTGCAAAGAAGAATAATTCTTGCCGATGCTTTTATCGAGCGTAGCACCAGTTGTAGAAAGTTTCTGATACTGAGATCGTACCGAAGCTAAATCAGCCGTAAATTTCTTAGTGTCAAGCGCAGTTTTTAAGCGATTAGCAGCAGCTTGCGTACTTTTGGCAATACTATTACCTAACGCTTGTCCGGCTTTTGCACCTTGACTTTGTAAACTTGATAAATCTATATTGCCAATTTTTACATTGGTTAATGTAATTTGTTTTTTACTGATTTTCTGTAGCTGAGAATCTATGCCACTCAAATCCAAAGTGGTTTTCACTTTTGCTTCAAATTGCGACATTTTATACCTCCTTTCTACAGATCATTCAAATCACGCCTTTCGACATTCCTTATACCATCTTCGCCAAAATACTTCTCCAACTGAGAATCACTTGTTCTATCATCGTAGACTCTAAGCATATCGCTTGAAGCCCAACCCTGAATTGTCTGAACAACAGTCTCAGGTAAATTCTGTTCGAGAAGATGTGTTGTAAAGAAATGCCTTAAAGCATGGAGATAAACAGGTTTCCCCATCATATTAGAAAATGTTCTAACCCACGAATTAAGAGTAGATGTATTCACATGCTCATCTGTCCATTTTCCATCTTTGAATTGCGGAAAGAGCCAATCAGATTCAATTCCTAATTCCTTTCTTTCGTTTAACCATAAATCCAAATACGGTTGAAATGGCTTTGCGAGAATATATACATCTAATAATTTTCCCCTTGAACCGCGACCTTTTGTTACCATTTTCTCAGGAGTTTTATAAAGTGAACCACCGCATATCAAATTCGACTCATCAAAATAAGACACCTTGAAACGAGCGAGTTCGGCTTTTCTCTTACCGCTATACATGGCAAGCGCAACCAAACAAGCTTTTTGATATTCTTTAGCGTCAATCAGTCTGTTTAATAACTCTTGTAAATCTTCTTCTTGAAAAACCGATTTTTCTCTGACCGCTTCATCTGCTGGCGATTCAATCTTTCTTACGATTGGTTTATATCCATCAAATTCATCATCCAGGATATTCTCAATAAAATTAGAAAGGCTGCTTAATGTGGCTTTTACAGTTCTCGTGCGCTTTGGACTCCAACCCCATTCATTGATACAATGGTTTTGAAACTTTGCGATTTCACGCTTGTTCAAATCAACAAAGAATTTGTTCTTGTTATATTCCAAATTCCAACACCAAAAAACGTGTAGATTTGCACGATATTGTTTGATAGTGCTTTTAGCACGATCCACTGATTCTAAATATTCTATAAAATCATTTTCTAATTCTATGTTATCCGGATTGACTTTCTCTAATTGACTTTGCGAAGTGATTTGATTGTAAACTGTAGTTCTCCCATTTTGAGACATTTAATCACTTCCTTTCTATCTGCAATATTTCCTCATTGCACTCTCAAAATCTTTTTCTATATTTTGCTCGGCTTTCTTCCACCAATTTCTACTACCAACAGCAGCGCGAAGTTTAAGTCCTGCGTTGCCGTTATTTGTCAGCCATAAAACAGTTGCCATGCTTGGGCGTACACCAGTGCTATAACCACCAACTTGGTCATTAAGATATGCTCTAAACTGCACACTTAAACCACCACGACTAACAGGATCAACTTTTGGTGTGTCCATCAAGTGTCCTGTTCGCTCATACATCACCGGAGTTCCACCGCTATAGAAATACAAAACCGCATCATCCATGCGTCTTAGCGATTGTTGCTCGACTTGTTTCATAGCTATTGCCAGCTTATCCATCATCTGCGCTTGAAGTTGCGCTAAACTTCTTGCTACTGGCATAATTACTCACTCCGTTCCATTTCGGCTATCTTCTTAAATGCTTCACTTTCTGCAAATACATCTGCAACAGCTTTAGCGTCATATTTGCCATCAGATACATTTTTAGCAAACTCTAATAATTGATCTACAGTGTCTTGATTCATAATTGCATTTATTGAATCTACTATAGAACCAACTTTGGATATGCCTTTGTTTATAGCGTTGGTAGGGGAGGTGCATCTATAATGAACTATCTCCATAGCGTTTTTAAAAACATTTGCGAAATCGAATTTGATTAAACCCTTGAAAGTAATTGCTTCATTAAATGCGTTAATAAAATCTTCATTTATATAAAGCTCATTTGCATCCAATGGGTCTGTGAAAAATTCATTATCTACCAAATCTTTCTTGTTAATTACGCACTCATTAAAAAATACAAGCATGGCTGCCATATCACCTAAATGCGGTGCATAATCTCCTGATTCATCAAAATATCCATCAACAATTTCATTAACCATTGAATAATATTTCAGAACATCAAAATAATCTTTATATTGTATATTCATTCTCTTTCTCTCCAAACTAAATGATTAAAATATAAGTTTTATTCATAAATACTGATTTCTACGACTTGTATTCCTGAAAGAATTTCGCCATATCATAACTAAACCTTGTTCGTTTCTTATGTTGTGGGATAACAAAGTAGGGGAGGTTATTATCATCTAAATCTTTTATATTAAAACTTTTCTTTGTGACTATTTCTGACAGCTTATTAAAAGTGTCGATATGAATAAAAATTGTAGTTTCAAGTAATCTAAATTCAATTACGAAACCAGCGATAATACCTCTATACTCATTCCATTTGTTTAACCCATCTATCTGATGTTTATGTATGTTACCATTATCGTCTTTTGTTCGCTCAAAAGAAATTGATTTGCTCTGCACAGTTTTCATTTCGAGCGCATATAACTTCAATTCATTTGAATCCCATAAAATAAAATCAAAGGGATTACTCTTGCTAAACCGCAATTTAGATTTATTCTTTCCAGGATTATCAAATGATTGTGGAGGATCAGGCAAACGATGAACTAATACATAATCAGGAATAGACTTCACAACATCTTCTTCAAACCTCTTGCCTAAATTTTTCATTTTGTTTTACTTGGTGCATTTGCCATCCATTTCTTATACACAAAACTTGTTTCACTTTTTAGATACCAACAAGTTAATCTTCCTTCTTTTAATTCGTGTGGAAAGACAAACTTAGGTTGACAGCCATGTTTTGCATAAAAGAAAATCTGCGACAAATTATCAATAGCAACTAAATTTTCGCGTCCGTAACATTCAAACGCTTCTTCTAAACTTGTAAATTGTATATTCGTCATTTCTCTCTCCGATTCAAAATTCAAAGCGCAAAAGAAAAGGGAGGTTGTACCGATTTATTGTTGGTAAACCTCCCTTATAAAAATCAATACAACCTATAGCTTATTCGTCAGCTTGCTCAAGTTCGATTTGAGCTGTCTCTGTCTCTTTTGCGATTGTTTTCTTAGTTTGCTTTTCAGCTTTATGTTCTTCAACCTTTACAGGTTTTTCTTTATAATCATCATCAACGACTTTATAGCTGTTATTTTCAAATACAACCTTTACAGTCTCAGCATCTCTTTTGATTGCCGGAACTTGTACTTCTGTATCATCAAATTTAATCACAGTTACAAGATCATTGTTGATTAAAACTTCACATTCTTTAACCATGAAACCCTCCATCTAATGATTATTAAAGTTCGCCTTTGCAATCTGTATGAAGTGCGTTCCCCATATAAGGCGCAGAAATTCTTGCGCCTGTACTGTTGATTCCGTTACCATAAGTATAGTTATGGTGACTTTGTTTCTTAATCCACTTGATACTTGCTTTACGATTAGCAAGCGTATCAGTAACGCCTTGCTGATAGAAATCGAGAGCTAAACCTTGAAGATGGAGCGAATTTGCTATACTTCCATTCAACTCTTTATTTCTGCCTTTGCACCGCATCCCACATGTAATGATAATGGGCTTACCGTAATGGTCACGAATTTTCTGTATATGTATGAGTTCGACAGGTTTCATATATGTAGGGAATCCGCAACAATGTCTACCGTTGCACTCACACATAAATTCTTTTGCATCGAAATTTTTTGTGTATTTCTTTACGTTATATAATGTGCGGAGTAGGTTATCTGTGTTATTCCCATAAATCCCATCTACATCTTTCTTTCTTGTCATATATTTCTTTTGTAAGGCTTTGATGTTGGTTTTATTATATTCACCAAGACCTAAGTAACTGAAATATTCCTTACGTTCTTCAAGCGAAAGTAATGCCACTACTCATCACCTTCTTCATCTACCTCATCGTCAATAGCTCCTTTGTATTCTTCGACTGGATTACCATGAAATATGTCATAAATTTGCTCAACAGCCGGAATACCCTCAGTTCTTAATAATTCAAGAACTTCATCAGCAGCTTTGGCTTCGATGGTGAAGCTATTATTTTTCCACCACGCCCAAATAGGAACTATCACCATTGATATAGCGGTGACTGCTTCGTAAATTACATTCTCATCTAAATCAATAGGAGCGAAGCCTATGATCTTGAAAACCGCATTTATAAGTACGATTGCAAGGGCGATTGTTCTTGCAATGGTTTCTGTTTTAGTTTTCATTTATAGCCTCCTTATCTCTTAACTGTTTTCATCTTCGCTATAGTCTGTTCACCTATAACTCCATCAACAGTAAGACCTTCTTTCTTTTGGAAAGCTTTAACGTATTTCAAAGTTGTGTCACCAAATAAACCGTCAACAGTTATGCTCACGCCAAAATACCAATTTAAGAACTTCTGAGTGTTTCTAACTCTTTCGCTAACTTCACCATGTCTGATTGCCATAGTGGTATTAACAGAACTGTTGAATCTATAAACTCTTGGGAATTTCTTATAATTAGAATCTGTGAGTGTTGTAATTCTTATTGACGAGTTCCACTTTGCCGAACCTTTCTTGTTATCATCGCCACCGCCAGCTTCGGCTATTTTGCCGTTACCTATGTAAAGCGCAACATGTGTAGAGCGACAAAGAACATCTCCCTTTTTGAGTTTTGATTTAGCTGGATGTCCAAGTTTCTTGAACAATGAACAAGTGTCATATCCGCTGCCTTTTTCAAAATTCCAGGAAGAACCTTTACGACAAAGTGTTATGGCTTTAGGAACACAGCCACCATGCGCCCACGCAGCACCAACAAACGGATTGCAACAGTAAGTTTTCTCGAAATCTACAATGCCATCTTTTGAGCGACCGCCTTTGTTTGTATTTGTGCCACAAAAATAACAGCCATTATGATGAGCATTTGGATGCCAATCTTTACTCTTGCTGCTACCGTGTTTATTGGTATATCCGTAATGGAAACTGTTATCTCCGGCTATCCATGAAGCCCAAGTAACAGCATCATTGATTGCTTCGGCATTTGTTTTCTTGATCGTTATAGTAGGGAATACGCCTGTATAGATTTTAGGTATTGTAGTTGGTATTACGACAGGATCAGCTACTTCAAACTTCTTTGCTGCTTTCAGTGATGCTTCGCCAAAGAAACCATCAGCAG